ATACCCGCTCTTGCCCAATGCCCAAGCGTATCGACAGAACGAACGCGACGTGCTTTAGCGAGATTGCGCCTTGATGCAGCCCGTTGTCTTCCTGTTCTAAAAATGCGAGCCATTATCTACGCGCCCAATTGTAACTCCAAGCTGTTCCTTTGGCTTTTTGACTACCGGAAGGCAATCCTCGCGTATTCGCCCGATGTCGCGCTAAGTTTTGCCGATAAGAGACAAGTTTATTCGTCCGGTTTCGCCAATCCCTGTCCTGTGCGATTTCTCTATCGCGCCGAACAATCCTCTGATATTTTTTAACCTTGCGATTTGCGTATTGTCCAGTTTTTATCGCGCCGTAAGCAACACCTACCGCCACTGCTGCGCGAGCAATTTTCGCTTTTTTGCTGCGACCCCTTCCTTTGCGCTTACGAGCGGAAGCAAGCTGCGCTTTCCTCAGAGCCGCTTTTTGTTTCGCTGATCTTGCTGCCATTTTCAGCTTCCTTTTTGGCAAGGTACTGCCTTTTGTTGAGCGGTTTCTTTTCAACTATCTTTTTGATTGGCATTAACGCCTTCTCCTACTTCTTCCTTTTGCACGTTTGACGGCTCTATTGTGTCTTGCGTTTCTGCGACCGCGAAGAGTGGCACCAATACCGTAGCCAACAGCCCCAGGAAGACCAAGAGTCAACGCTGAAATCGCGTAACCTTTTTTAGAAGCTCCACCCGGTTTATATTCCAAACCCTGACCACGACGACGACCCCCGCGACGACGACGCTTCCTTGCGCTTGCCAATTGCGCTTTACGAAGTGCGGCTTTTTGCTTAGCAGTCCTTGATCTAGCCATTTTTATCTCCTACTTCTTTTGAAGAACCTACCTTTAAATTGACGAATCTTTTTACCTTAAATGTTTCCGTATTTTACTTTACGAACAGGTCGTCCATTTACGTCATTTTTGTTTGCCATATAGTAAGTAATCCCATTTACCAAATGAAATTCTTTATGTATTTTATTTCTTGGCATTCTTACACTGACAACGCTTGATCCGCGAACGTGTTCTTCAGGAGTCACACCCCCATGAGACATAAAGACATACGGATCAGAATGGACGTTTGTCTTCCACTTTCTTGTTTTTAAAATATTCCTTGCTCTATAAGAAGTGGTTCGATGATAAAGAGTTACCGTTTTGCCCATCGGCTTGATTTTGCTGCCATCCCACATTCTAGGCGAAGGCTTTCCCTTTCTTGCTCTCACTCCTGCCATCTGAAAGAGAGCAATCTGCCTTTTTCTGGCAGGAGTCATTCTACGTTTAGGCACGACGACCCTTCTTTCCTGAATGCTTCGATTCCGGCAAACGCCGGTACCTTACCTTCTTCCCACCCTTAGTTTTGTGCGCTTTTTCCCGTGCTAAGCCCACGGCTGTTTAGAAGCAAATGCCCAACGTTTGTTGTCGCCATTGCTTCTTGGAACGGAACCCATGATAAGTTCCCTTCTTCTTTTTCCCTTTAGCCATGATCTTGCACCACCCCCTCCCCATAGTTCGGATTACGCCGGTAATCCTCGCCGTTATGTTCTGGATGATTTCTGCCAATGCAGAAAGGTTCTATATGATTTGCCGTTTGGTAAGTAAGAGCTTTTGCCATCCATTCCGGATTATCCAGATAACCCATAGTTAGATTGCATGATCGACACAAAAGACCGCGAATCAATCCAGTGTTGTGGTCGTGGTCAATCGCTAAAGCTTTCCATCCCTCTTCGGGCTTGAAACCGCAAAGCTCACAGCATTCGTTAGACCTTTGCAAAAGAAAAGCATACTGTTCTTCCGTAATACCATGCTTTAAAAGATTTGCCCTCTTCTTATACGTTGATCCGCAATCAACGCAATACACCTGCGAACCAATTGTAGGCGTAAAAGTAGAATCACATTTAACGCAGGTCTTTAATCCGAAACCAGTGCCACGTTGACGAATTTCTACTTTATGTCTACGCAAAAAGTTAATAACTGTTACAGCACTAACAGAAAGATTGTGTTTCTCAATAATCTGGTAGGTAGAATAACCGTCAAGGTAATCCGCAATGTATTGAGCGGCATCGTCTACGTCAGGGGTCCACATCATAGCCATGCCACCTATACTATCATGGCAAGGCTTGTGGCCCACGGTTGTTTACTTCCTTTTCTCATTCGCATCCCATATTTTCAATGACTTTTTGCATCGGTGCTGGAATTGCAATTCCCTGTCTTTCAAGAGTAGCGGTTACCCACCCACACCATTCCATCATTCCATGAATTGTTGCCTCATGAGAAGCGACAAGTTTTTTAGTTTCTAGAAGTTCTTTTGCTTGTTTTTGAATGATTTCTTCTTGAACAACCAAAACAGATCGACGTTTTTCCATGTCTTGTCTTGCGGCCTCTAGCTCTGCACGCAAAGAAGTTAAAGCTACGGATGCCGCGTCAGCAGCAACTTTATCTACTTCGGAAGCTCTTAATTCAAGATCAGCTCTACGTTCAATACGAGATTTACGGCTAAACCAAGCAGCAACAAACCCAGATGTGGACATGGCAGTAAACAACATTGTGAATATTTCCACATATTTTGGGTAATCAGTCATGATGCGTAATACGATCTATTTCATGTTCTATTTTTTCAACTTTTTTAACACTGATTAGAAACGTTATTATCTGTATTGATCGTTGAATCATTGATAACGCAACAGCAAAAAGACAGGCGACACCAAGCCTAGTTGTTCCTTCAAAACCCAATCGGAAATAAACCGATGACAAGTAAACTCCAAATATTGCCAATATAGCAACATATCCCGACAGTTCAGCCCCGATACCAAACTCACGATCTTTCATGTGCAGACCCGCCAGGGACATCAGCGCACCAGAAAAAATTCCTGCGGCAAGAAGATTAAGCGTATGCGGATTATTTAAATCAATTGTCGTAGAAGTCGCAACAACCGCATCGCTATCAAGAAGAATTCTCAAAGCCCACGCAATTAGCATGGTTAATGACCACATCTGCCAAGGAGAACTTGTCCAATTGACAAAGGTTATCCCGTTTTTATCTCCCGCGTATCTTTCAGGAAACGTCATCTATTGCCTCCTTTCTTATCTGAGGAAGCTACTTCGATAGCCTTTTGGAATATGAAACGCAACAGCATAAAGATGCTTGGTTGCCAATACTCCTGTTCTTAATTTAGGTGAACCTGAGCGATTACTGATTCGTGCAGTAGACGTATGAAATCCTCGCAAATTAGTGTTGCGATTTTTACCACCGTCAAAATAAACACCGTGATATCTCACGGTTTTATTTGTTGCGTATACACCGGCAGCAGCTACACCAACGCCAATAGCCGTATATTTCAAGGCTTTTTTGACTTTAGACCCGCCACGCCTGCGCTTTCTTGCAGACGCGAGTTGTGCTTTACGCAATGCCGCCCTACGTTTCGGTGTATACCGATACCGAGACATTATCGCCTCCGTAAACCAGGGATTATTAACTTTATCTTTCCACCGGTTTTAGACGGCACGAATTTCGTCAACACTCGAAAACGCCGACGTTTGCGTCTACCTACACGGGCCACATCTGTATCTTATCCTGTCACGCCTAAGTCTAGGGTCTGTTGGTCTGGCGTGTTGACTCCTGTCTCGTCAACTGGCTCACCATCGGCAGCCCCAAGCGCGCCCTGTGAATATGGATCAAGCGCAGCCGCAGCAGCAGCCGACTGATCCAGTAACATTTGGGCAATATCGTCATCTGTCAAAGGATTACCGAAAGCGTCAACAGTGGGATAGTTCCAACCCAAAGAACGTAGTTTTGCAACAGCCATAGATTTCAGAATCATGCCAGAGGAATCTAGCAGCACAACTTCCTGAACTTCCGCGTCCCTGTTGCGTGGCATCGGATCATCGAAGATGCAGACAGTAGAAACTTCCTGCATCACATCAAAATTGCCAAACATTTCTAGCTCATACGCAGGCAGCCACATCGTCGTAATGTCATGAAACATATGGTCTAGAACATTGATCATTGCAAGTTCTAGCTCAGCGTTCGCAGTGAGCAGCGGCATCAACTGCAATTGCAGAGAAATTCCAGACTCAGCAACCGCCACATCTACGCGACCAATTGCAATCTCAGGCGTTCCAGATGCTTCAGACAGACCTTTTTCATCAATAAAGGTCATGTGATTAGTAAAAGGCGACACATCGGTTACGCCAGTAACCCGTTCAAACCTCTGGTCCTGGTTAATCTCAATAATCTGCTTCGGCCCGATATTCCATTCCGCAACATCTCCGGTAGTTGGATCACGGGGCGGTCCTGAAGTTGTGACATACATGCCCAACCCCTGAAAAACAATAGTTGCGTCTTCATCGGAAATTGATTGATTAATAGAATATA